CTGTGAACACTTGCTCATCAAAGGAGAATGTGGTACAATAATAGTATGTACTGAATAATTAATAGTACTACAGCAAACCAGTACACTGAGCAGTACAACAAGTACTGCGATGAATACATACAAAGGGATTCAACAAAGAATCCCGCTTGATTGTACCCCCTGCGGTGGTTTTAAAGGCCCATAGTCTATTTGCAGCAGCGAGATCGTTTCTCGATCTCTCGCACAAATGGTTTCTTAGTATTTAAATCTCCTTTCTTGAAAGAAAACAATGAATTCCTCTTCTGTTCACCCTAACGATGCGTTTCGTCGTTACGTTAACGAGCCTCTACCAGAAGGCTACGTACCACCCGATCGCAGTGAGTACCCTGCTCTCTGGCATCACCATATCCGCGATGAGCGGAATATGATTAAAACAACGTCTCTCTTCTTTGAGAGCCGTAAAGATAGAGACCTCACAGCTCTCTGGACTCTCAAGGATCGTCCTCTGGTTGTAGATGGAGTAGTGTATCCTTCCCTGAAACAGATATACCTGTCGTATGACCATACTCCCGGTAACGAGTACGAGTTTGCTCTGGACGTGTTCGGTAGCTGGGATGCTTGGGTCAAGCTCACCAAGAGTGCAGTACGCGAGCACATACAGGACTGGAGAGATGAGATCGAGGTTAAGCTGAAAGCAGAAGCAGTGCGAGCGATGATAATCGCGTCACGCACGGACGATTCCAAGGGGGTGGCAGCAGCCAAGTGGCTCGCTGATAAGGGGTACGCTCCCAAGCGTACCGCTGGTCGCCCTAGCACTGAGGAAATCAAACGAGAAGTAAAGCAACAAGCAGAGGTTAACCGAGACCTATCCGAAGATATGGCGAGGCTTGGCCTCCAAGTAATTGGTGGTAAATAAAGAAAGGGAATAGCTATGCAGGACAATAAGCATTATGCTCCATTTATGAAGAACGGACACCGTGATTATAAGGCTGAAAATAATTGGGAGAAAACCAAAAAACCTAGTAGAATCAAGGATAGGGCGGATCGTCGTAAGGCACGGAAGGAGGCCGGATTGAAACCGGGTGACCCCCGCCAAGCGGATCATAAGAAGCCTCTGAAAGAGGGTGGTACGAACGACAAGAAGAACATTCAGGTTATCAGCAAGAAAGAGAATCTTCATAAAGAGGCTCTAAGAAAACAACGTGAAGCGAAAAGGAAATAAGACATGAAACATTTTTCGGAATATCATTTTACAGATACACAAACAGCCCAGAAGGGCGCAGCAGTTCTTACAAACGGACAGGTTCTATTCACAGTCTCTGGTGGCCCTATTCTGGTTACCAAGATCCTTGGTTACTGTGTTACTGATAATGACGCTACGGCGTCTACCTTCCAAGTCACGGCAACCCCTACTGTAGGCACAGCTACTACTATTACAGGGGCGAGTGCCTCTCTGGCTAGTGTAGTCGCTGGTACACTGATTATATGCACTCTGGCTACCGCTGCTACAGCCCCGGCTGTTGTTGCTGCTGGTGTAGCCGTTGGTGGGCAAACTACCCGTGCTGTTGTTCCTGCTGGTACTATTAACGCCACAGTAGGCGTTGGTTCCACAACGGGTACTTGGGAATGGTTTATTCAATACGAGCCACTGGCTCCTAACGTTACGGTCTCCTAATCATGAAGCTTGTTCTTAATAATATCGAATCCGGCTTTGCCTCCAACTCTGCTCTCAATGCAAACTTTGATCTAGTAGAGACGGCTATTGAGAACACTCTTAGCCGGGACGGAACATCCCCCAACGACATGCTGGCCAACCTTGATATGAATGGGTATCTTATTATCAATCAAGGTAATCCTATTGCCATCTCTGGTATGACATGGGAAGGCCCTTGGGTGACAACTCAGCCATACTCTATAGGGGATATTATAGAAAGTAATGGTACAGCATACATTGCTGTTGTAGTACACACCTCAGATGTGTTTGCGGATGATCTGACAGCAGGTTACTGGCAAGTGTTTGCTACCGCTTCGCTCCCATCCCAAACAGGTAATGCTGGTAAGCTTCTCCAGACAGATGGTGCTAGTGCCTCTTGGCAAGTTCCAGACGCAACAGAAGTTTCGTTCACCCAGACAGGTACAGGAGCTGTAGCTACTCTAGTTAGCGAGAAAGGAATCCAATCTCGTAATGTAATGGACTTCCTCACAGCCGCTCAACAAACTGACGTAAGGGCTAATACCTTCGGGGTTGATGTCACTGTAGCCTTCCAAGCAGCAATAGACTCCCTAGCTACCCTAGGAGGCGTCCTAGAGGTAGATGCAGGTACATATCGTATCTCTGCTGCTCTGGTTCTGCCTTCCAAGGTGTACCTGAAAGGTAAAGGTTCCTCTAATACTAGAATCAAACTGGCTAATAGCTCTAACTGCCCTATCCTTAAGACCCTCGGCTTTGATACACTGACCCTGCAAAACAAGTGGCTTATCTCTGAGAACGTCCCTTATGGCTTTGGCTTTGATGGGATTACCTTTGATGGTAATCGAGCAAACCAAACCAGTGGTAATGGCATCTCTATCTATGGTAAGGGCTACAACATTGGTTTTGACGTTAAGGTTGTAGAAGCTAAGGAGATAGGATTCTACTCTGAGTGTGCCTTCAAGGGGGGTCAGGTAGTTGAACAGGACATGCCAGAAGGACACATTGGTAAGGTACAAGTTTACAAGTCCGGTAAGGAAGGCTTCGTTTATCGTGGCCCACATGACCAAGTTATTCATGATGTGTTTATTTCCCAAGCAGGTCAAGATGGTGTCTATGATGGTGTTTCATTTGAGGCTCAGACGAATATCTATCAAGGTGCTACCTATGTAACAGGGCAGATTCACTCCTATGCTTGTACAGGACGTGGTATCTCTGTTAAGTCTTTCCTTCCGGGGGCTAACATCCTAACAGGAGAAAACTGTGACAGGGATGGTGTTGTGTTTGAGGCTGCTGGTGAAACAGTAGGTATGTTGGGTAGTTTGTTTAGTAACGTAGACTTCGTAGAAGCCTACGGTAACGATAACAATAATACAGGTTTATATTGGGGTATTCGTTGTTCTGGTTCCAGTAACCAACTAACTAGTCTCCGTGTCTCCTCTGCTGGACAAGCTGCGGGTGGTGTTTATCTCTCGGGTAACTTGAACACAGTAGGTGGTGGTACAGTTACTGGTGTTAATGCCGTTGCAGATGGTATTGGTGTAAAGGTAGATGGAAGTTACCATAACCTCAAACTCATAGTTGAAAACTTCAACAGTGGTGCTGCGGTTGGGTTTAACTCGGCAGGAACTTCTTATTGTAATCTCTCAGTTACTATGTTTGGTTGCTCTGTTACTGGGTGGTTGAATAGTGGGGCAAGTACCTATGACCACTTTGATATATCTAGTTTTGCTGCTGGTGGTACAGCCTTCACACAGTCTGGTTCATTTGGAGCACAGGATATATTCAGTGTTACCACGAATCATGGTACTGCTAAATTGTCTAGGTACTCTGGGACGAATAGTGCCATTGTTGCTGGTACTACTTCTACTACTCTAACGCATACGGGTTTTGTTACCCCAAAGGCGTCCAATATCCGAGTAACTCAACAGGAGGATTGGGGGGCTAATCGTATGTGGGTTGCTAACATAACAGCAACTACCTTTGATGTGGTTACAGATGCAGCCCCAGCAGCTAACCTAGATTTCTCTTGGGAGCTTGATATTTAATGGTAGACAACTATAGACTTGTAAGGGAGAGTGCGGAAGCCTCTCTCGAAGTCTTCATCAAATTGGTGGCCCCTCATCTTATGATCGGAGCGGTTCACCAAGAATTAATACAGTGGTGGACTCGACAGGAGGCAAAGCCTAACCAACTGGCTCTGCTACCTCGGGGTCACCTAAAGAGCAAACTGGTTGCTTATCGTGCTGCTTGGTGGATTACCAAGTATCCAGATACAACCATCTGCTATCTCTCCGCTACAGCTGACTTGGCAGAGAAACAATTGTTCCAAATTAAACAGATTCTTGAAAGCCCTATCTATCGTCGTTACTGGCCTGAAATGGTTAATGACGAAGAAGGTAAGCGGGAGAAATGGGCTGTAGCTGAAATTGCTATTGACCACCCACTACGGAAGACAGAGGGTGTTCGTGATCCTACAGTTAAGGCTGTGGGTGTTACGTCTAACTTTACAGGTTTCCACGCCGATGTAGTTGTTCTGGACGACATGGTTGTACCAAAGAATGCCTACACAGAAGAAGGCCGTGATAAGGTAGCTGCTGCTTATTCCCAGTTGGCCTCTATTGAGAATCCGGGTGCTGTAGAATGGGTTGTTGGTACTAGATACCATCCTCGTGATATTTACGACACCATGATTAACATGAAGGCAGAACTGTACGATGAGGGTTCTGGAGAACTGCTGGAAGAAGATGAGATTTACGAGGTCTTCGAGAAGGTTGTAGAGACTCATGGTGAGTTTCTCTGGCCCCGCATGGCTCGTAATGATGGTAAGAAGTTTGGCTTCGATCAGAACGTGCTGGCTCAGATTAAAGGGAAGTACGTAGATACCACACAGTTCTACGCACAGTACTACAACAACCCAAACGCGGCTGAGAACGCTAAGATTTCTACCGATAAGTTCCAGTACTTCGAGCGGAGTCTGCTGGTAAACAAAGAAGGAGATTGGTATCTCAAGGATAGGAAACTGTCTGTGTATGCTGCAATTGACTTCGCCTTCTCTCTGTCCAAGAAAGCAGATAGCACCTCTCTGGTGGTTGTTGGTGTAGACCATCAGGGTAACTTCTACGTTCTAGATATTGACCGGTTCAAGACCAACAAGATTGTGGATTACTTCAACCATATTGTTACTGCCCAGCAGAAGTGGGGATTCCGTAAGATTAGGGCTGAGGTCAACGTGGCACAGAAGGCTATTGTAGAAGAACTAAAGTCCTCCTACATCAAGCCTAATGGTATCCCACTGTCTATTGACGAGTTCCGTCCTAACAGGCACGAAGGAGATAAGGAAGAACGTATCTCCGCAGCCTTGGAACCTAAGTATGACAACCTCCAGATGTGGCACTACAAGGGAGGTAACTGTCAGTTGCTTGAGGAAGAGTTGGTGATGAACCATCCTCCCCATGACGATATTAAGGACTCACTGGCCAACGCTGTTAGCATAGCAGTTATCCCACGCCAACGGTTTGGGGATAATGGACAACACAGTAACGTAGTTTCACACCCCCGCTTCGGCGGAATTTTCTAAATTAGGAGAATAATGTGGCGGGAAAAGTCGCGCAAATCGCAAATATAGCAACACCAGATGGTATTGCTCGTCAATTGTCCTCCCTGTTTAACAACTGGTGGATGCAACGCAGTACAAAAGAGGCCGAGTGGAAAGAACTGAGGGCTTATCTCTTCGCTACTGATACTAGCAAGACAACCAACAGTTCTCTCCCTTGGAAGAACCGCACTACTATTCCTAAGCTAACCCAGATTCGAGACAACCTCCATGCTAACTACATGGATGCTCTGTTTCCTAATGACGACTGGCTTAAGTGGGAAGGGTTTAGTCAGGATGCAGTAGTAGCCAAGAAGCGTAAAGCAATTGAAGCTTACATGAAGAATAAGCTGAGGGAGTCTAACTTCCGGGAGTTTATTAGCAAAAGCTTATACGACTATATTGATTATGGCAATGTGTTTGGTGAGGCTGTGTGGGTAACAGAGTATACCAAGGATGCTGCTACAGGTGATCCGGTAGTCTTGTACGTGGGCCCTAAGGCCCTTCGTATCTCTCCACATGACCACATCTTCAATCCATTGGCTGCTTCTTACAGTGACTCCCCAAAGTTCACTCGATATATGAAGTCAATTGGTGAGTTGAAGAAGGAGATTGTTACTCGCCCTGATCTGGCTTTTGAACCAACAGCCTTTACAAAGATCACAGAGCTTCGTAAGCAAATGACTGACTTCCGTATGGAAGACATAGCCAAAGCTGAGGGCTACATGATTGATGGTTTCGGCTCTATGAAAGAGTATTACCAGTCTGGTTTGGTAGAGATT